TCAGCTTGGTTAATAAGTGCTGCTGCAACTTGGATCTGGTCAAGATCAAAGACATCTTTGCCTTTGCCAATAGCAAGGTTGGCTTTATCGATAACACCTTGCAGTCTCTTAGCTGCATTCTGCTTATTGAGCAGAGCTAGTCTTTCCTTCTCGCGCTTAAGCGATTCTTTTTCAAGTTTTGCTAGAAGTTCTTGTTGCTTCTTCTCAGTCAGCGTTAGTTTGGCTTCTTCCTTCTTATCAGCAGGTGGCGTTACATTTACGCCAAACTGAGCACCTGCAAAACCAAAGAATATGTTCTTACCAAGATTCTTAAGGTTTTTTATCAGAGTAGGAATTACGCCAATAGTGCGTCCAGACTGAACAATGATCTTGCTTAAGGCAGTTGCGATGGTCTCGATAGCAGCAGCGGCATCGCTGGCTTCTGTACCACCACCGATAAGAGCAAAGGCATCGACTAAGCTGCCACCAATGATTTCAGATGCATTACTTGATGCAACACTTAAGATGTCGAATTTGTAAGCAGTAGTTTCTAGGTAATCCTCTGCTGCACCTGCTGATCGCTTTAGGATTACCCCAAGAATCTCATTAAATGACTTGGATTGAAGTTCTGCTCTAGTAAGACCTGTGTTGTACTTTTGAAGTCCTCTGGTAATACCTATGTAACCCTTACCAAGATCCTCGGTAACTGTTGCTAGATCAATGCCAGATGCTCGGCTAATTGTGATCGCATCATTGAGAAGTTTCTGAGATTGAGTCAATGATCCAGTTGTGGTCAATAGACCCTGAAACGCAGGACGAAGGATGTCATCGGCAACACCAGCAGATTTCTCTAAAGCTGCTATGTACTTGCTAATTGCGGGATTGGCAAAACCAATGCCCAAATTTTCAACTGCTCGGTTAAGTCTTAATGCAGCAGCTTCATCTTCTGCAAAGGCTTTAACTGCGGCTTTACCAAAAGCGACAATAGCCTGAGTGCTATAAGCAAGACCTACTGCTCCTGCAAGTTTTTTTACATTTTTAGTGAGTGTGGTTGTCGCGCTGTCCGCTTGCTTGAAGGCTTTATTGCCGGTGAATTCTGCTGCAATATCAATGACTACATTTGCCATGATTAGCCCCTCACTGTTGCTCGTTGATTAAGTTTTGTAGCAGCAGATGAAATGGCTTTAAGAACGCCTTGTCTAGCCTTGCCATTGTTTTCATCATAGGCACGATAAAGCAATCGACCTTGCATGCGATCTTTGCCCTTAAGCGGGGCACGAAACTTCCCATCTTGGTTAAGAACGAATCGACTGTCAGGACTCAACTTACCCATTCGCTCATAGATAGATCCTGCTCGGCTTTTGTTGAAAACTTGAGCTAAAGATCTAAATCCTCTTGAATTAGCCTTTGATGGACTTGTCTTAAAGCCGATGCGTGAGCGAACCTCAGAAGGATTAAAGGTAGGAAATGTTCCCTCAGACATTTGTCTGGGCAACCATCCGCTTAAAACTTCTCCACGGTCGGGAACATAACCTTTAGCTGATTGGCTAATTGGTCTGATTGCTGTCTTGATTTCTTTCTGGGTTTCTTTAGCTAGATCAGGTGTGAACTTACGGAGAGCTTTACGAAGTTCAACGCCGCCCTTGACGCTTGCTGGCATCGCTCACCTCTTTCGCTTCATCCTTGAGCCCTTGCACTAATGCATCGAGCATGGTCTTATCTAGATCTAATAACTGCTGTGGCGCGATTCCCAACCTAATGCTTAGCCTAGCAATTAGATAGGTGAATGGAAGATCGCGCTTTAAGCTAAAGGGTCTGAATCAAGCACCTCGACACTTTTGAGTGTCTCAATGAAATCCATACCGAAAGGCTTAACAGTTTCACCTGACCTGCGTGTTACTTCCCATGCTAACCAATAGACATCGCTCTGCTTTTCTTCATCGCGAAACGCCTTGTGGAAGCCCTTTTTAGCGTACTGCTCGAATGAGTACTCCACTGCTGGAGTGATCTCGCCTTCCAATACGCTTCCATCTGTACGAACTATCTTTAGTTTTGCCATGGTTTGCCCCTTTGTTAGTTTTTTAGAATGTGCCTGTTGTGGCTACTGCAACTGTTGAGTTAGCAGTAAATGTGATTGACTGTGTGCCAATATCGCCAACAGCACCATTGATGTCTGTTGTGTTATTGACTAGCAATGAAACTGTGTAAAGAGGGTTAGTCGCTGAGACTGCTGTTCCCTTTGTCTGTAGGAATACTGCTGTGACAGTAGTACCCCATGCAGCTTGTAGTGTTGCCAATACATTTGTCGCTGCTGTGTCATTTAGGAAATCGATTGTCACTGTTGATGACTCTAGACCCTTTACGAACTTGTGTGCTGTGTCACCCATTGCGGTAACTTCTAGCTCATCAAAAACGCGGTTGATTGTTACTGCTGTTACATGGTCTGAAAGATCGACAGAGTTAATCTTCACACCTACATTGTTATTTAGAAATACAGCCATGAGATTATTCCTCGTCCTTCTTAGTAGTTACTGGCTTTGGTGCTGTTGGTGCTACCTGCCCGATTTTGATCAGGAAGGCTTCGTTTTCTTTTTCCCACTCGGACATTTTAGCTCCAGCTCGTTAGGATTGATACGGACATCTCGCAGCTGAGAAGGTCTCCCGAAGCAGCGTTGAGAATACTAGGTGCGCTTATCGCGCTTACATTATAAACAAGAGATGATGCTGCGAGCTTAGCGAACACGCCACAGACAGTATCTTCAATCCCGTTAAGGTTGCCTTCATTATCAAACAAAGGTACAGTCATAATAATCTTAAAGTTAGCCATTGGGCTTATGCCAATGTGCTGATTGTTTGTTGGCGTCAGATAAGGATCATCTGGTGACACGATGACAGAATTAGCAAGGACTGTTGCCGGTGGAAAGGCAAAAGTTTGCCACTTGGCATTATCTACTAGAGCAGTTGCTAAAGTGGTTCTAAGAGTAGTGATGGCAACAGGCATCAGCCCACCATCGAACGCGGATCAAGTGCGTGAGCGATCAATCCTCGCACCTTAGCGAGAAGCTGTGCGCTCATTCGGTAAGGGCTTGGCTGGAAATCGACAGCGTTACTACCTGAAAGGGTTGCAGTACGCGCTTGCCAGATCTCGACAGATATCATGAGAGCTGCTTGCTGGATTGCCATATCGGTAGTCCAGTCTGTGTAAGTCGTGGTCGATACAGATCCGTAAGGATAAATCGGATGATAACCCTGAGCAGTCGCGTGAGTAGTGTTCACGCTAATTGAAAAACCATTAACGGCGGTAATTGTTTTAGTGCCGTTATATAAACTGCCTGAGTTGGCAATCGTAACGCTTTGACCAACATAAAAAGTATCGCGCACATTCTCATTAAAGTATAGAGTGCCTGAACCTACTGTGTTTTCATGTGCGACTGTAAACCATTTTGGAGCCCATAACATTGGAAGCAGAACTGCATCTGTTGCATCGCATACTTCCTGCAAGGTTGCATCTGGGTACAATGTGCCGACTCCGAGAGTGCTGCGAAGTTCTGCGACTGTTGTAAGTGCCATGATGTCCTTTCTAAAGACTCTAGGGAGTCAGAGGGCTACTGACCCCCTAGAGCGACTTAGTGAGTTTGTTACGCCTTGTTGTTCTTGAATGCGCCAGCTGCAACCTTAGTTGCAATAGCACCGAATCCGTAGTAACCAACTGTTACTGATCCGTTAGCTGTTGACTCTGCGCGTAGGCGGTATGTTGGTGACTCGTACCATGTGTATGCATCTGGGTTAACGATTAGGATTGTTCCATCGCCATCGCCACCGTTTGTTGGATCTACATAAAGGTTAAGTCCTGCAACATTACCTGTTAGTGATGTTGGTGCTACTTGACCGCCAGCGTTCATTGGCTGTGATGCTGTGTAGATTGGACGGCCTGCATCGTTTAGAGACATGATGTTTGACCATTGTCCTGTTGATACGACCATGTTGCGAGCAAATGGATTTGCAAGTCCTGCTGTTGCTCCATAAACAGAAGCTGAACCGCGAGCAACAATTCCTAGCAACTCTGCTGCTGTTGGATATGTTGCAACTGTTGTTGCATCTGTTGTTGCTCCAGAGATCAACGCTGCGTTAACTGCTGCGTTTGTTGCCTTTGCGTAAGCTGCTGCCATGTTGCGCACTAGCTCATCAAAGAATGCTGGAGATGTACGATCTAGCAATTCAACAGAGAATGTCTGTTGTCCTGCGTACTTCTGTACTGTTACAGATAAGAAATTAGAGTTTTGATCTGTGTCGCTGAATGCATCGCCTTCTGGCTCGATCGCAACTGTTGGCATCTGTGTGATGCGTGGGATCTCAAAAGTCATACCTGCATCTGGAAGCACTCCGCGTGAGATTGCATCGATTGATGGACGAATTGTTGTACCCAATGGGTTGATGATTTCAGACAACTGACGAGTTGGAACAAGTCCTGCGTTATCTGTGGTGTCTGCTGCTGCGCGTAGGTATTGACGAGCATCCTCATCGCCTAGTGCTGCGCGGATTGAGTTTTCTGCGTACTTAGCAGCTGTAACTTCAATGCGTGGCTTTGTGTAGTATGCTGCTGAAACAGTTGGGCGAGCAGCTTCGACCGCTGGTGCTTCAACTGGTGTTGCTTCGACTGCTGGAGTGGTTTCTTCCACGGTGGCTGTCTCGCTTTCTGTTG